GCACGCGCGACGGCTTCTTGACCCTTAAACACCACGTCGAATTTACCGGTTGTTTCCTGAAGGTCAGAGGCAACATTAATAACCTTTCTCATGGCGTATACAGCCGCAGTTGCCGCCGCAGCCGCCGAAACAGCAATAGTTTTAAAACTAATACGACTGATCCGCTTTTGCATTTTATCGGCGAAGGTGTCCGTGGTCCGATAGGCTTTATTGAAATCGCCCTTTAAATGTTTCCGGTCACCACGGATAGATGCATATATATTGCCGAGCGATGTTCCAGCCATTATTTATCCCTATGCCATCGTTTGATATCCAAATCGTAAACCATCCGAATAAGGTTTAAACAACGCTCCCAGTCTGCTACGCCGCGCCTTTCCATCACCTCGAAAACAGGTATCAGGTTTAGATCAACCGGCCCGGATGCGCCCATTATATGTTGATTGCGTATCATGTCGTAAATCTCATAGACTTCAATATTTTCCGGTAATAATTCCGGTATTTTTAAATCGTCTAAGCAGTTTTCGCAGTCGGGTTCTTCGTCTCCGTAAGCTGCGAAGGTTTCCCGGCATACTTTGCAATCCGGCTTTCCTGCGATCCGCTCACAGTAGTCGGCAAATTTGATTCCTGATCCTCCGCTCGTTGCTTATCGCCATCGACTTGCTTTTCCATGTTCTCACCGACAAACTGATTAAACTCGAAAATGTCCAGCATGATCATTTTGTTTTCCAGGTTGCAGGGTATCGGGTTGCCGTCGTTGTCAAAAATCTGCCAATCATAAATCGTAAAATCAAACGTCAATTCATGGTGCAGCTCTTCATCGACATGGCCATATTCAATCCGTTGCAATGGCGCCCGGTGATTAACCTTGCCGTTTTTTTTCATCGGCTGAACATGCTCGACTTTTTTAGTCGTCGTTTGATCCTCGATCTTTTTTAACGGATCACCAATGCAAAGCCGTTGCTCAACCCATTCGCGTTTATCTTCGGGCATGGCCATTGCTTCCGCGTATGAAGGAAAATAAAATCGTTCCGCCGGATTCGTGTTTTTAATATCAAAAGGCATTGCTCCGTACTCCTATTGTCGTATAGCTCCATTAAAAGAAACGCGGGAAGGCGTGCCGGAGCAAACACGCTTTTCGGTCATGGAATCCCCTATCCCGCGCGATGTGATTAGATCAGCCGCATGTGACCGGTCAGCTGCACGCTGAAACCGATCTTGCCGATGGACCCCTGGGAGAATGCCACCGGATCAACCGACGTAATTATCGCACTTGCAACCTTTTCACCCGCCAACAGTCCGCCGCCCGCACCTGTTGTGGAGTTCGGGGTATAGTAGGATACCGAATCAACATAAAATCGGATATCGGTAATCTCGACTTCATTGATGTGATACGAGCGTAAAATATCCTGGCCCTGTGTATCATCCTTTTTATAGTTCCCGTCAAAGGAAATCGTGCCCGGGCGCAGAACGTCCATTTCATAGGTTGCCACCCCTATGCCAAACTCGATATCTTCAACCGTGTCCCTGGTAAAGCCGCTCCATGTCCATGTTCCCATACCGAGTACTTTGTTAGAGCCGATCGTTACTTTGCCGAAATAACTTGGTTTTGAGTCGTTAGCCATGATCCACCTCGTTTATTTTTTCTCTCTGTTTGTCGTACAATTTTTGATACAATCGATAGGTGTCCATCCCAACCTCCATTAAGGTTAAATGGGCAATATTAATCGACGTATCGACAAAGATTTCATATCCGCTCCGTTTTAGTTGCTCGCAAAAATATATGTCCTCGCCAACCGAACGGCCATCCTTGTTAATGTGCTTAAACCATGGCGGATCGATATCAAGGAAAACTTTAGTATCATATAAAATACACCCGCACCCGGTCGCGGGCACGTTAACCGTTTCGCCGGCAGTTACAATCCGGTCGATTTCTTCATGTTCCATATGAAAAAACTTGCCGTCTTTTTCTTCTTTAAATAAAATTGGATCAAATGGCGGATATCGACGATGCACCCGGGCGCCGACCACTGGCTTGTTATGATCAAGCAACCGCTGAATCGTGTCCGGGGAATAATACACTTGATCCGTATCCATCATCAGTATGTGAGTGCATCCCTTTTGCAATGATTGTTCCACCAGATTATTCCGCACGGCATCATGGTTGCCCGGATAGTGCGGCGTGAGAATATCTATCGGAGGCACGCCCACGCCATTGCGCATCGATCCTGTAATGTACTGACACACGATATTGAGATTTGTAAACGCAAACGGCGCATATAAAATTTCATACGTCACCGGATACGCCAGCGCCAGCTTGATACCAGTATAGCTCCGCATCCGATCTATTTTCCGGCGCCGATAAGTTTTCAAATCATGCTTTAAACTTTCTTCAGAATATGCTTTTTCAAGCATGTCGTCCCATTCGCCGGAGTTGTTTACCGGATGCCGATGATCAATTTTCGAATCCGGCGCAAATACCCATCGATTCAACTCTTTAGCAATGTCATATATCTCAACATCGCAAAAACAATGTTTATAATCCGTCGGGAAAAAGGCGCCACCGGGAATATGCTCGAGCATTCTCTTATCCGCCATCCAGTGCGCAATCGGGTTTCTGTCTTTAGGAATATTTTCTTGATCGGAAAAGCCGTACATCGGCCCTTTAGTATTCAGCCCGACCACGCCCCATCCGTCCGGCAGGGTATCCATGGCCACGAGCGCCGCGTGTAGAAACCCCGGCTCGGGAATGGCATCATCGCCCAGAAACATGACAAGATCATACTGTGTGCACGCTGTGAGCTTCTCAACCATAGCCGGGCATCCTATGCCGTCTTCATCCCTCGCCATTAGGACTTCGTATTGATCAAAACTTACCCCGGCGTTTTCATGGATCGCTTTTCGGCACCGTTCCGCACCCTCTGGCCGCACCACCGGAATGATAATCGATACTTTCCTATTGACGCCCCTCGGAAACTGACTGGCAGCCGGTTTGATAACCGGCAATTCTTTATCAGTTTTTACCCCGACAAAAAGCACCTCTCGGCCACCCTCGATAATTTCAACGGGTTTGAATCCCTTGAATAACAACTGAAGCGCCTCGCTCGTAAACCGCCAATAATCGGAAGGATATTCGTGTTTTATCATTTCGATTCCGGATGCACAAATAATAACGCGGCCATTTTCTTTAACCACCCGCCGGATCTCGCTCGCTGTTTTAAACGGATCGTCGTCATGTTCCAGCATTTCTAAACACGTTACCATATCGAAAAAATCATCGGGATATGGCAAGTCGTGGGAGTTGGCAACGATATCAACATTATCACCATCCCTCATGTCCAGGCCTGTGTATTCCGAATCTGGAAATAATACCCGCACGTTGCCATTAACGTCTAACGATCCGATATCCAATATCCGCCCTTGTTTTGCGTACCTCCGCACAAACTCAAAAACTAATGGTTGCATTTTGCTCCGTCCTTTTTTTTATGTAAAGATTTCATTTCTCGATCATCACGTCATAAGAAACTGAGTATTGCCAAACTGCCCGTTCTTCGTCGCGTAACCGTATTGCCATGGTTCGCATGAAATAAATGTGCCGATACCCCGAAACAGTTAAAGTGCAATTATCGAATCGTGCTTTCAGCTTCGTAAACAAACTATTGATTTCAACCGGGCTATTTTTATTCGAAAACAAATTGAATTGAGTATCGATATCTTCCTGCATTTCATCGCCAAACCGCCATTCAGGGACTTCAACAGGATAAAAGAAAACCGCGTATGGATAAGCCGTTGTTTGTTTAGCAAATGTATTGCTCAGCCTACCGCCGATAGCCGCATAGAAGCTGCCCGCCGTTTTTACAGCATTAAAATATGTCATTATTCCAGCGTCAAGTTCTTGCATTTAACCCCTGTTAAGTGTTTTGGCGATTTCGTCTTGGAACATTTTCTTGATCTTTCTTTTGTTTCTTTTTAGCCCGGGCCGTAGAAATGCGCGTGCTTTTATCGACGACCGCGGCCCGCTTCTTTTAGGAGCGTGCGTTTGATATGATGTCCCAGGCGTGCCCAGCTCCACGAATGGCGCATAGAACGGATCGCCCCATGGCCCCTTCCCGCCTACTTTGACAATATATCCGCCATTCTTAAACTTGCTCTTTTCAACCCTAATAGACGCTTTTAATGATCCAGGCCGATTGCCCCACGCATCTGTTTTGCCGGTTTGTTCAACCGGACATAGCCGCCGCGCAGTTGCCGCAACCTTTTTTGCACCTTCTTTCGATGCAACCTTGACAGCGCCCTCGATGGCACGGATAACGCTTTCATCGTTCCATTCTATTCTGTAATTTGCTATCGGCATTAAAGCACACCCTCAAAAACAACTTGCCATGTTCGCCATTTTTGAATCATATCGGCAACATGATCCGGGTTTTTACCTTTCCATGTCGGCATTAACCTGGCTTTGCATAAAAACTTACAAACCAATTCAGAGCACACCGGGAAACCACCGCTTGAAATGTACTTTGCAGCTGGCGGAAAGAGATGGAAAAGCAACCGATGAAACGGATATATCTGTTTTTCGTGCTTTACGATTCCGCGCAATCCTTCGTCAAATGCTTCTTGAGTCATGCCGATATGCCGCCCGATGATCACCTGCTTGCCGGCGTATGCGTTAAGTTTTGAATAACGGATCGTCCAAAGAGATTCAAACGTAACACCCATCGGATTGCAGATAATTCCAGCATGACTGTATTGACTTTCGTTATCGCTTGACCAAAACCTTTGGATCTGATTAATTGCCCGGCCAAGCGCCATCGGATTGCGCGTGCAAAAAATATCGCCTGTTCTTAATTCAGGTTTCATTTGTCAACCTCGAAAAAACACGACAATCAAAAATAGAAAAAATAGCTTTTTCATTCTGAATACTCCTTTGCCAAGATGTCTAAAATTACGTTACGTTCTTCAACGTTTATAATCGACACAATCTCAAAGGCCCGCGTTCCGTGGTATATTTTCATAGCTGGTAAAATTCCGGTCTGCCAATCGATCCGGATCCGGTGTGTAGTTTGCATTTCGAGCTGATCAGATTGCATCTGCTCCTTTGCCGATGCCGGCCAAATTGCAGCACGGCATGTTAAAAATGTTACCTCTGTTGCAGTTTCGCCACCGATGCCATCATCCACCATCGTTTCGGTTTTAATTACGACTTGATGTCTTAAATCCCCCCGGCGGATTGGTATCATTTAAAACTCCCAAAGCGTTTTTGATCTAAGAAGATTACCAATCGTATCCAGCTTATTGACGGACACGTTCAACATGGTCACTTCACGAATTGAATACATCTCCGTAATGGAAAGCAGGATAGCTTGTTTAATCGTGGCTGGCACCGCACGGCCTACACAGGTCCAGGTAATGTCATTATCAACCACCGTGCCGGCGATTGTACGTGGCCATGTCGGTTCTGCCGTATCGGACGTGCCAGCACCACCGGCTTGATACACAAAGCCGTTTCCTGTGGTCGGAACGATCAAATCATCCTCGGAGTATTCAGTCGATACCACATACAAGCTGCCCTGATAAAAACCGCACACGAACTGCACTTCGATCGGATTCGTCGGATAAAGCGATGCCGCTGGAAAGGACTTATTGTACGCCAGCACAACGGCCCCAGGTTCGTCGTAGGTATCCACATCGTACTCAGTATCGGCCCAGGTCGTTTGATCTTCGTCAGTGTCCGTATATTTGATATGAGACACCGATTGAAGCTGGCCAAACGGAATATAAAAGCCCCGGGGAAAGTATCGGTTTGGATCATGCCCGGCCCAACTATTGAGATACAGATTCCAGGTTTGCGATACCAACCGCCGAAAAGTTGCGTTTTCGGCAAAATAAACCGCTGTTAAAATCTGAGCATTCAACAGGGTATCGTCCGTGGCAAAAGACGAATCGAGGTTCAAGTGCGCCTTTGTTTCCGCCAATGATACCGGGTTTAATGCCGGGCCTGTTACGAGTACGGTTTTCATTTTGTAACCAATATCGCAATTACACCGAGCAAGTTAACGACAAGAACCGTCATCGTTGCCAAGTGCCTGTTTTCAACTTTTTTAAGCCTCGCGAACACTTCCATGGTATCCCCCCTGATATCCTTATGCCGTTCCTCGCACAATTCCGAATTGTATTCGTTCATAGGTCAGTCTCCGCTAATTTCACTTGTACCCAAACCGTTTTTCTAAATCATACACTGCTTCAAGCAACTTTTTAAACGTAGCCTTAGAGTCGGTCAAATTCGTCCAGTTATTGTCCACGTAGGCGTTTAACTGAGCCTTGGTTTTACCATAAAAAACCGAGGTTTTCATGGCATCCTCTGCTGCTATCAAATCAACAGCCGTATCGGCATCAGCATCAGTCGTGTCGTTTACCGCTTTTATTGCAGCGAGGACTTTAGCTTTTGTCGGTTTGCCTTTGATTTCAACATAGTTATATTGATAAAAGATGCCATCCTCCTTCTGGATTTCCGTGATATTATAATTATAATAGTAACTGTTTGGTGCAATCTTCTGGATAGTCGGCGGCGCAGTCTTTGATTCTGCTGTTTGAGAGAATGCTATTGCTGGGCAAAGAAAAAACATAAATGCTGTGATTGTGATTATTATTCGTTTCATGGTGATGTCTCCTAAATGTATGATTTGTAGTGACTATTCACTGTCAACTCTCTTTATCAATTATATCAGAAACTTACCCGCCCGCCGATATACAGGCCATCAGTGGCAAACACATGATTCGAATGCCAATAAACGACCCCCGCATTCGCGCCATCAATCGCATACCCGCCGAACGCAACCACCCGCCAACCAGCTGCTTGGTAATAATAATCTGTAATATATGTATTACTATCCCCACCAACTGCAGACGGCAAAAATCCTCCCTTTGTCTGCTCTAATGTTGTTTGATATCCATCAGTATTGCTTAATATAATCTCATCGCCGCTGGTATCCTTTAGGAGAGTGTAATTTGTATAGGTGTCATCTGCAAAATCTGTCTCAGTGTTAGAAACCCAAGGGATATTACTTATATTAATCACATCCCCAATGTCAAAATCTTGATCTGTGCCACCAGTCAAGCCAGCGCCTACCGTGATAGTTGTCCCATCATTAGCCGTAACGGTTCCAGTCGAATCGCCGTCAGATGTGTTCACTAAAGTCATACCGACAAACGCATTTGTAGGCCAAGTCTCACCACTATCGGTAAAGACTGTTGCCTGGTTGTCTGCGCCATCGTGAGTCGCAGCCAGACCGACATTAATCCCATCTATCCACTGCCACAGATTACCATAAAAGTTCTCAATCCCTCGATAACTCATATAGGCGTCATTCGTGTCCCCACCTGTGTTAGCAGTCGCATTGCCAGCAGCATTTGATTTGCCCGTGACACCAATATATGAGTCTTTTACCCACGTTCCACCAGTCAGCTCCGTCCGCCCCGCACCGATCATACTTTGAGAATAAAACGAAGCATATTCAGTCAGGTAGAGTAGTTGGACAGCACTCGTTAAATAAAAGTCTTGCTGCCTCCAACCTGCCCCACGCTTTAAAGCAAGAGTTCTAAATTCATCTCGTGTCTCATCCATCATCGGGGCATAACCACTTACTGATCCAACCGAATCGTTTGCTATATCAACCGCTCCGGCTGCCCAATTATCAGCATTTCCAGTTCCGCAGTCAATATAAGCAGAAGTTCCGTTATCATATCCAACAGCCTCGTAAGCTCCGATATACCTATGATCTACCCATGCGCCGTCCTTGTAGAATGCAGGGTGCCATTCATAACCCGGAAGTAGGACACTTGATACGCTCCAACTATGTACATTGGTCGCAGCAACATAAGAATATTTATAGGCGAACTTAGGTATCTCAACCATGACCTGGCCATCGGTCCCATCTAAAACTGAAGCAGTCGTACCATCCTCTTTCTTGGTACTATCAGTGGCTCCAAGATAATATGCCACTGCCCCTGCGTCAGTAAGGATGCAACGCCTCATTGCCGCTTGTATTGACAGTGCGGCATTTCCAGGACTGGCAGCGGCAGCGAAAGACGCAAGGGCGCCGGTTCTGGTAAGTGTAGGACTGGAATTATCTTCATCCCACTCAACACCGTAAGCAAGGATGCCCGCCAGATTTGCAGCCGTTATATTTCCGGAAAATGTCCCTGTAGTCCCGGCAATAGACGCCGGAGTGGTCCCACCAATAGCCCCAGGAGCCGCCATTTTAGCCGTAATGCTGGCCGGTGTAGTTACCCTATCGGCAGCCGTGCCGGTCACTGTCTCCTCGTTTGTAGCAAGCTCAGACACGCCAGATGCCGTGGTCAATGCGGTTGCTACCCCGATTGTCGCCTTTGCGCCGTTTGCCCCAGGAAAAACATCAGATGCCGCACCGGTAACAGGAGCCGTGACCGCCAGATCACCAAGCATTGTGATTCCGAGCGTCAACGTATCAGCATCCGCCCCAGGAAAAATATCATTGACGCCCCCGGTTACCGGCGCAGTCGTTACCACGTCGCCAAGTTTAAGACCCGATCCGGTTCCGCCATCAACAACGGCAAGCGGTAAACTCGGTTGCGGAATCGGGCGCAAGCCAAACGTAAACAACCCGATCAATATAAAAGCGAGTATTGCGATTTTTAATGATTTCATATCAACCTCTTTACTTCTCAAACGTCATGACGATAGTCCAGTCCGCCGATGCCGTGATTTGATCGTCAACATCCAGGGTAAGCGCACCGGTAACGAGCGGGTAATAAAGCTGATGCGTTCCGGCCCTGGTCAGATACATATCCGGCATGCATTTTTTAGCCAATGACTCATGGAGCAAGTTAAGCCCCTGGTATGCCGTTGAATTATCGATGCTGCCGAGCAAGTCAACCCCGGAAGTATCGTAAACCAGCACGCTTCCAGCGTCCGGTTGCGTGCCGCCGACGGTTCGAAACGCTTTGACTTCTGTGAGATACCAGCCCGTAATAAACAGGGTATTCGCCGCATTCGTATCCGTATTCGGTATCGTTCCGGTTTCAGCACCGGTTCCGCCGATGCAGATCCATGTTATGGTTCGCGAGTGGGTAGAAATTTTCAGTGGAGTTTGCGTCACCGTCCCGACCGCACCAAATGCCATCACCGGCAGCAAAAGAAAGCTGATTAATGTTGCGATAAATAATTTTTTCATTCTTTTACCCTTTGGATACGGGCCGGCTTTGCCCAGCCCGTATCATTAAGAGTTTAACTGTTAATATTACGGAGCCGCCGTAACTGTCACGCCCGGCCCCGCCGAGTATGTCATTGACCACATAATCGCGCCGTCATTCGCCGCTGAACTGCGAAAAATCACAGTGCCGACAGGGAGGTTGAAGTACGCTTCAGGAGCCGCCACATCATCTATGACCGATGCCCCGTTGGTTATCGGAGTAAATACCGACGTGCTGTCAATGTTCATGTACATGGTCCCGGCAGCGTCGTCCTCAATAGCAACCGGAGCGGCATTCAAATCAACCGTGGCCGCTGGGGTCGTAACGTCAATCTGAAGATCACCGTTTGCAGCATTGGCACCGATTAATGTGGTTACGACTCCGATAATTCGCACGTTTTGAATCGGGCCGCCGGTAATGACGAACAAATCATCATCCCCGGCAAGAATCGCGCCGGTTTTTATACAAGTCCTGCGAGCACCATCTTCGTACTGTGGAAACGCTTCAGCAGGCGCGTCAATGCCAACCGAAATTGTATTCCCCCTCATTGCCAACGATCCGGGATCAACTGTATTCCGGTATGTATCACCGACAAAGGCATTGTTGACCATTGCCCCAAGTGCCGTAGTGGTAAACTCAACGGCATGCTGACCCGATGTCATATTAAAGATGTAGTTGTCTTTAATCAAAACTTCGAGGTCGATGGTATCCGACCAAATCGCGGCCACCGCAAACTCACCGTAAATATAATTGTCGATGATCTGCAGATCGTTGTTTACACCGTTCCCGGCCTCGATAAAGTGACCGCCACCAGCTGCGTCGGCATTAAAGAATGTATTGCCGATTATGCGAACACTATCCGCACCGGCTGCCAAGTCAATGGCATCGACAAACTCAAATGTGCTTGTGGTCGGTTCGGGAAAGACACAGCCTTCCAGCGTAAAGTTATCGCCCGCAGCTTCGACCGCAACACCAATCACAACCGCCGAAATCCCGGCAAGAAACCGAATATTTTTGACCGTAACATTGGCCGCGCCGATCGCAAAAGTTGTATCGGTATCGGCAAAAGTAAACGCCGGGCGATTAGCACCAACGCCCAGCCCTTCGACCCGCAACCCGGCAACATCAACGTCCACCAAATTTGCAGCAGTTCCGCTTTCGGCATGACCCGCCGCGACATAGATCACGTCGCCGTTGCTGGCCGTAGTCAGCCCGATCACATAATCAAGGGTCGCCGTGGGGCTTAACGGGTTGCGTCCATACCCGGCGCCGTCGGTCCCGGTCCCTGAATCGACGTACCAGATATCACCGGTCGTCTTACTGGTGTCTATTACACCATAGATACCGCCCGGTTGCTTTTTTGTGAATAGCGGCGACCACTGACCAGCAGCAAATGCCATGGGTGCTGTCAGTAAAATCGCAATCGCTATAATTGAGAAAAGTTTGAGCTTTTTCATTTTTTATTTCTCCTCTTTGGCCGCTTTTCTTGCCTTCCGTTCGGCCTTTTCAGCCCTGGCAAGTAGCCGGTCAGTATCAGCCTTGCGAGCCGCTAAAAATTCCCGGTCCGGTTTGGCAAATCCGTTGACCATCCACGTATATGCACGATCATCAGACACACCAACAAGAGTCCCAGCACAGTGCCCGCAAATTTGTTTTAAAAGTGTAACCTTCATTTTATCCTCCGGTTAAATCTTTACAGTCGATCCACCAAATTAATCGGTTATGATCGAAGGCGGAACATTGGACTGATAAAGCATATCGGCGTAGTACATGACCGATACATAGTTTGCAGAGTTCCCACCACTGGACCGGATCTGGAAACAGTCAAACCCGGCTGAAAACTTGGCCGGATCAAACTCGACAACCCAAATCTGATTCAGTTGGAGCGTGGTATCGACAGTAAAAGTGATTGCATCGGTTGCCCGCGTCAGTGCGTCACCAACCGAAGTGTCCAGGTTGTACCAGATCGGACATACCGTAGTAATCGCGGTGGTACCGGTGCCGGCAACGTCGGTGCTTTCGTTCCAGGTGATCACAAGATCAGTATCACCGCCATCAGAACAATGATGGAGCACAACCGTTAAGCGTGACACATTTTTTAGGCTAACAATATCACAGGTATTGTCCATGGCGTCGGCTGATTCCGGTGCATGCGCCTCTGTAACCTTGAACCGTTCAGCAAAAGTTAGGATACTCATTTTTCTATCTCCTGTTTAAAACATTTAATTTTTATTCAATCAGTTTGAGTCTATGCCCGATCAGCTACACGCACAAACGGGGAAACCGTCGATCCGGCCACCGAATTTTTAAACGGCGTGATCGCTGAAACATCTACCGGGCGCCCGTCGAAGTATGAGGTGAACCGTAGGGCAATCTGGCCGTACTCAAATTTTACATGGATGGAAACGGCCTGCAGCACATCGCCCTTATCGGCTACAATGTATCTCGAAAAATCGGTCAACCAGATATCGCCAGCGGTTCCGCAAACTTCGGCTTGTTCGATCGGTATTGCCGGGTAACCCCAAATGGCGCCAATGCCGTCCGCTTGCCGGGGAGGCGTAAACAGTTTCGACAACTCACCGCCGGACCCCACGTCATAGGTCATCGACATTAATTGCTTGAAACAATTTTTGTTATAGAAAAACGCCGGTTTGCCGCCGCTGGCCGGTTGAAACCGCTCGATCATTCCGAGAATGTTTTTCGTAACGATGGTAAGCGCCGCCTGGCCGGTTTCAATGGGGATACTGACCTTACAGTCCGCGTTCATAATGCCCAGGGCTGTACCAGTGCCTGTGCCCTCGATAACCTGATCCTGTTTCTTCCAGGCAAACTCGTTTTCAAACAACCGACGCACTTCCTGACCGATGATCGGAGCATTCATGTTGATTTCTTGGGAAAAGTAGATCAAGCCGGTCAGCTTTTTGGGCTCAATCCGCATTTTCTGGAACTTGGTCATACTGGAATCGTATTCGCCAAGTTCCGCCTCGGTGTAAACACGGATGCCACCACCCCGGCTGCCATCGGCCCGGCTGGTTTCATCGATGTCAATGAGTTCGGCCCACGCTTCGCCGGCGCCCAGGGTAATTCTTCGGCATCTTGACAAAACTTCGGAGTTGTTAAATCCACGGTCCATGATTTCAACGGCTGTTGATCCAGTCAAAAACATACCGCCCTCAGAAGCAATACCCTGCACTTGGCCGGTTCCGGCTGCCCGAAAGTCAGGCTGATCTTTTTCCAGAAGGGTAATTTCCCGAGTTCGGTTCTCATTGTACCGCTTTTTAGCCGCCTTCCTTTCCTCATCGCTCTGATTGCATTCACGGTTTGTCATCATGACAATAGTGTCACGGATTTGAGCGGTAAGCGCCCGGGTTTCATCACCTCGATAAATCGGGTTATCCGGCACGTCCATACCGCTCGGGGGCAAATCGCCATCGCCGGCAGGATCCCCGGCATCGGGCGGATCGTTGATTGACCGGTTCATTTCCGCTTCAAGCAACGCTTCTTCCTCAAGTTGCTTGATTTCGACCTCGACGCCACGGACTTCAACCATGTCGGTGTCGCGTTTAGTTTGCAGTTCTTCGGTTCGGTCCTCTTTTTTCAAAGCACGGAAGGCTTTAATCCGTTCCCATATTTTTTCTCTCAATTTTCGTAATTCTGCGAGTGTCATGTCTCATTCTCCCATGTTTAGTTCGATTTCAAGTTCATCGATTTCCTGGTTGTCATTTTCATAAACGAGGTTCGCCTCATCGGTATATTCATCGCGGTTCGCCGCGTTGAATACATCTTTTGACCGCTTCGCAACGGTCGTATCCGGGTATGCCGGAAATGTAACCGGCGATACGTCGAATATTTCTCTGACCTCGATAATGGTCCGGGTTTCCGGCTCGCCTTCATTTTCCGATGATTCCCATTTGTCACGCTTAACGGTAAACGCAAAGGATTGCTCTTTTACATCACCCCGATCAATGGACAACATTAGATCACGCGCCCACTGCGTATCCGGGGGCGTGTTTTCCATCCAAAGGCCACGGGTCCGTTCCCGCAATTCCAGTGTGCCGGCAGATTCACGACCGAGCACATAATTCGAATCGTGATTCCACAAGGCCCGCGCATCGGAATTTTTCAACGCATTTTTAAACGCACCCGGCTTAATTTTTTCCCGAAACCATCCCAAATCATCGGACAACGAATTAAAAACCGCAGCGTATCCGGTAATTTTCGGGGGATTATCGCCGTCACGACTTACCCGCAGTTCCGATGCCGCCAGCATCCGGACTTCTCGGGTTTCATCCTTATCTCTTTTCATAGCCTCGCCTTTTTTCCTTGTCGATCATGGCGTTTTCCCGCTTCCGGTCATTCGCCGCTTGAATCTTTTCGGCCCTGGTCGGTCGTCGTCGCTCCGCTCGCTTTCCCATTACAATTTTACCCCGCTGAAATAAAACAATCGCACCCTTGATGCAATGTCGGATATTTGGTCAACCCCCTAATCGGCATAGGCTCCTGACCTTCAACTTCTATTTCAGTTCCAGCCTGTACGAATCCCTCACCACTTTTTACCGTCTTACCCTCAAGGGATCTGCAGTATGGGCACGTTTCCGGACCCCTGATTGACCACTTTGACCGAAAGCCGCCGGAGAAGAAGACGGAAGCGGCAACCATGTTTGCCATCGAAACCGTTTGACGACTTGAAACCTTATCCGCCCGTTTTTCGTGCCATTCGTCAACACGGGTTTCCAGTTCGTCCAGTTCGTCCATTGCCACTAACTGATTCCGCGATGATCCGACATATTGAGCCGTAAACCCGTCAATGTATTCCCGGATCTCGGTTTCAAGCTCATCGTTCAACCCAACATCAATGCCGATTTCACCGGCTGCCGCTTCCTGAATCGATTCCGCAAAGCTCCGCATGGTAGGCCCGATAGTGTCCGTAACATACTTGGGCATATCGCGATAAAAATCATCCAGCCACTTTTTCATCGTGCGTTTCGTGCTCCGCTGTTTATCGACTTCTTTTTTAACCGCCAGCGATTCACGGTTGACTATTTTCTGTGCAGCGTCACGAAACAAAGGAAGATACCGTTTTGATATCCGGTCCCGCCCGCGCACAGACGTTAGAGCGGATGTTCTAAACTCAAGCGCCCGAATGCTTGCCTGTACGGGAACGGGAGGAGGTTGCCGGGGTTCACCCACCGGCACAAAGTTAAGCGGCACCATTCCAACATCACCACCGTCAACCGGATTCAGATCGTCACGGTCGCGCATGGTGTTTAATGGAACACCCATCTGCCAATATCGCTGGTCAATTTCGGATCTGCTTTTTGCATCCGGTCGGAGCAGCGCATCAAGATTGTATTTCCAAAACCAACCGGCCCTGCGTTTTTCTTCGGTCAATAATTGCATATTGAACGATTGTTCATCGCGTACTGTCCAACCGGATAAGCAACTGTCAACATAGGCCTTATTTTGCTGCTCCGTGTTATTGTAGTTTGCGCCTTTGGTAAAAATCCCGATCTTTGCGGGAGGCACGCGATTAATTCCGCAAATATCCTCCCGCGTCATCTGCATCATTTCCAACAACTGAGCATCTGCAAATTTAATATCGAACGGAATAAATTTTCCGTCATCTTCCATAATCATTGGGCGCCGTGATCCGGTTGACCCCGTGCCCATGAACCGCTTATCGACAGCTTTTGTAAACGTCTTTTTATTGTCTCCCAGTGACCCCGGAAACGTAAAAAATCCAGCCGGCGAAAACCCTTGCTTGTAATATATGGCCTCAAATTCCTTTTGACTCAGGCCGATGCCGATGGAGTCCCGCGCAAAGTTTTTTATGACCGATTCACCGGACAACCCATCGAAACCAAAGCCCGGAACATGTAGAATATCTTTTGCCGGTCGATCTTTAATTTCACCTTGGATATGATACACAAGTGGTCCGCGTTTCCGGGGGTTTCCGTACTTATCTTTTTCGGTCCAGCCGTTGCCGCGTTTTACCGTTACCAGTTCCGGCTTTATCGGCCACAGAGCTTTAATGCCCATGCCGGATCGCTCAATAAATGCGAAATAGTTACCGTCTGTCATTATTTGGCCCTGATTGGTTTCGCGCCATGTAAACGAATTCATATCCGGGTTTGGTTGATCTTTTAGGAGATAATAAAGATCCTCATCCGTTGCATCCTCGGACCCACCGCCTTTTTTTGGCCGTTTAAGTTTTAACGGTAACTTTGCCTTGTCCGATGCAACCAACATGATACAGGAAGCCCACGCCGCAAGTCTCATGGCCGTTTGCTGATTCACAGCCTTGCCGGACTCGGAGATGCTGCCACCGAGTCCGCACCAAAAGTCGTCATCAACGGTTAAACTGCCGCCGCCTATGACTTGGCTTCTAAAGGCTTTCGAGAAGATACCCACTCCAATGCAATCCCCACGCTAAATAGCAATGAACCGACCGCCAGCAACGCCCACGGCAGCCCGTACAATAAAAAAAGG